CATGTCAACTTGAAGGATTCTGTCTTTATACCAACAGTATTACTGTCAGTAAGACCATGAGATGCTTTAGTAAATGTAGTTACACCACTTGTCGGATCATAATCAATAGCAGTTGGAGTAACTGATGCTCCAGTGTGCCAGTTAGGTCCAACCTTTACAGCATCAGTAGCACCATAACCAGATACAAACTTATGTGTGTTGACTATTCCCTGTGGTGGGAATGTAACCATTGCACCAGTACTAGCAGCACCAACGAATGATAAGTTCTGTATCAGTACACCATTAGTTACTTGGAACAGATCCTGACCAGCGTTTGATGGAATAACCTGTGTGTTTCTTAGATCATCTCCATCTATAGTAACATTACGTGGAACAAATACTGGATTATTTTCTGTGTATATTCCGCCCGTAACTCGTATAACATTACCTGCTTTTGCTCTTAGACAAGCAGCTTCAATAGTTCTTTTAGCAGTCTTTATAGTATCACCATCATTTCCATCGTTACCATCTTCAGTAACATAGATGATATTAGAAACACTAGCACCTGCACCTACCCATATCAATGAACCTGTAGAATCAGCAGCAAGAATACTCTTACCAGTACCTACAGTACCAGAAGAGTCAAGGAAAGTACCACCTATCTGAACATAACCATTAGATCCTTGAGGTTGTACTTGGAGAAGATACTCTGGAAGTGTACTACCTATACCTACTCGCTTATTTGTAGAATCGTAAACAAAATTATCTGCACCACCAAACTTACTATTAGATTTCTTATATTGTACTGAGTTAGTACCATCAGATGCATCACCATAAACTGTAGCAGTGTTAACCCAGTCAACACCTGATCCAGTAGTCATCAATACTTGACCACTAGTACCTGCAGAAGAATTACTATCTTCAACCAGTCCAGTAAATCTAGCACTACCTCTTACGTCTAGGTCTCTTACTGGTTGTGTACTGCCAATACCAACCTGACCTGCGGCTACAATACCATCAAAATTTGCCGTAGATGCTACATCAAGACCGTATAATGGGTTAGTTTTACCAACGCCAGTCTTGTTAGAATCTGCATCAACAATCAGAGCCTGATCGCCTACTTCTAAGCCTTTTTCGACAGCAAACTTCTTATTTACTGATGCCATTTACTCAGTCACTCCTTAGTATTTGTATTTATCATCAAATAGCGTTAGTACTTAGAGCACCATTGTTGGCAACAACAAGTCTATACTTAGTTCCATCAGGAGATGTAAGTATAATACCAACCGCCTGACTGGTTCCAACATTCATATCTGCTGAGAATGTTGTAACTCCAACAAATGTTTGGTTAGCAGCAGTGATAGTACCAGTGTTGGCAATTATATTACCACCAACAATCAGATCATCATCAACTGTTATGTCATCTGTAGAGTGGAAATGCTCTGCAGTAGTAATACCAGTAACATGTAAATGACGTGATAAACTTGTATCTCCACCTACATTAGTATTATTCTGAACTATAAGTGTGTTGACACTTACAGTTGCACCTGAGAATGTCAATGATGAACTATCTTGTAACTCACCACCTACACCCACTGTAACTATTCTACCCTGAGTAAGATCAGTAACCTTTAGACTTTGAATGCTTGCATCACCAATTACACTCAATACCTGTCCAGTACCACACTCAGTCAGACCAATTGCAACCTTATCAACAGCATAATGCTCAACACCAGCTTCTACTGATATTGGACCCCAACGTTGCCACTTCTGAGCACCTGCATCTACAGTCTGAATCCATCCAGCATACCCACCTCTAGTGAAATCTGTATTGAATAGTACGTTATTATTAGTATCTGTAGCAGCAGGTACAGCCTGTGATATACCTACGAATAATTCTTTATTCTGTACTGCACCACCCCTGTTACCTCTAAACTTGAGGTCAATAACAGAATCATTACCATTACTGTAAAGGTTCTGATTGACTGTTAGGTTATCAAATGTAGCATTGGTAGCTGTCTGTGTGTTAGGAGAAGAAACTGATGTAGTATCAAACTCGTCAATGGTGGATATTTCCTCACCAGTTAGAGCATCAATCTTCTTCCTACCAACATAAAACTCACCCTTATCATTCATGGCAGTGTATACTACCAATCCACCTCTAGTCTGAGATGCCTGAGCAAGTAACTGTTCCTTATCATCCAAGATTCTATCTTGAACTTGAGGCATTGCAGTTGAATAGTTACCTGGACCAAAACCAACATACTCAAATGTATGTCCTGATGCACGTATAAGAGAATTTCTTCTATTCTCTACAGGTAATACCCTAATCTTTACGGCTGCTACATTTCTAAGGTGTGCTCCAGCATTAGTTCCTAATGCACCCCTAAGAACCTTAGTGATATTCTTATCTGTAATCCTTACAATCTCATCTTCAATCTGCAGATAATCTCCTCTACGGAGCATTGCTCTATCTTTCAAGTTGATAGTAGTTGCAGTTACAGTAATATCATTGTTCAATGTGGTAGTTTGACCACCGTATATCGGTATATTCTGATTGAATCCTCTTGCACCAATACCAGCACCATGTCCCACAGAACCAGAACTATATGCTGGTTGCTCTGAGGTTATACCAATATTGACCATCAGAGATGATCCATAACCTACTCTATCAGTAACAGTATGAGTACCATGATATAGTATAGGACCACCACCAGATATGGTAAGATGATCTCCTCTCCTCAAACCAATGTCTGATGCTAAGGTAACAGTAGCAATACCACTGGCCATATCATGTACGATATTGTTGACAGCAGTTGCAATACCTACGTGGTATATGAAACCACCAGCACCTGAACCACCATCTAATGTACCGTTATAAGCTACCTTTCTATTATTCTCAATGTTAGTGATACGATGAACACCATTGTATCCAGTACTTCCTACACCAACAACTTGTATTACATCACCCTGATTATTACTAATCTCACTTACTTTTATAGTACAAGCACTTGTAGAACCACTCGGACGGAATGGTACTCCAGTTATTGTTAGAATATCATTTACATTATAACCTGAACCTGGGTAGTTAATAGCAGCAGCAGTTATAGTACCAGCAGCAGCAACAGTAACATCTACAGTTGCACCCTGACCGTTACCACTACCACCTGTCAGTGGTATATTATAATAGAATTCTGCATTACCACTACTTGTACCATATCCTGTACCACCAGTTATGTTAGTAACAGCCTTGATACCATCAAAGTTATGGTCTATTACAGTATCAAGAGTTAGTGTTCCAGTTGAATGAGAAGCAGCAGTAAGTCCTACACCAATGTTAGTATTCTCAAGGAAGGAGTGAACCATCTCCTTAGTAATACTATTCTTAGGATCATTACTTACTACATGACCTATCTTATCTCTTAGAGCATAAGACTTAGTAGCAACAGGATCATCAACATAGTTGTCCTGATCAATAGAAGGACGTAATCTGTTTATATCCTGTGGGAAATAATTACTTGCAGTAGAGAATGGTGATACATCAGGTTGTGTGATATATCCTAATACTGTAAGATCATAGATACCATCTTGTACTCCCTTGGAGAACTCCTGTACTACCTCATTATTGAATATCTGGAAGGAAGGACCAAGATTTCTCTTAGTAAAGAATGGTGCGAAAGTTCTACCAGATCCAACAATACCCTGATCGTAGAAAGTATATGGTGTTCTAAGACTAATAGTTGAAATGCTACCTGGGTTAGTATTCAAACCAACAGTAAATGTCTTACCATCAGTGATAGTAAGTACTTCAAACATTCCATTGAAACCACTATTATCTACACCATTGACGTTCTCTGTACTCTTGATTCTGCTTAGTTCAACTTGGTTACCAGTACTCAATCTATGTGATCCTTGTGCAGTAATAACACCAACGTTACCACTTGAATTCCAACTTGCATCTATAATAGCATTGTTAGTTCTAAGATCACTTACAGATGTTAGATCAGTATTATCATTCTTATAGTATGTGTCATCAAGGAAGGTAGCAGATTCTTGAAGTGTAAATCCATTGCTAGGTGGAGATGCTACCGTTGCATTATCAGGTATAACATACCTCAAACGATATATCTTCTCTAAATCTTTTCTAGTATCAGGTTTTCTAACAACATAAGTATTTTGAGTAACAGTTGCAGTTGTGGCTTGGTTAGTAACAATTGCCTGACGTAAACTATTACCTGCACCTACATTGATATACCAACCACTACCATCTGTATATTGTATTGGATGTCCTGGTTCGCCTGGTTCTTTACCTGCTACAGTAGAAACTACTTGTAACTTACCACCTAAGTTGTTTAGTGTGGTTATATTACTACCAGCAATTGCATTGTTATATGTGGTAGCAAGTTTGATCTGATCGGCTTGTACTCCAGCAGAGATAACAAAATAATCTTTATCATTTACGATACCATCAGGTAACGATCCAGTATCAGCATAGAATCTAATCTTCTCACCAGTATTGAAATTATGATCATCTTCAAGTGTTATAACATTAGCAGTAATAGAGTTGATACCAGAGTTACTACCAACAAATACTTCTTTCTTACCCTTACCCCAAGTATCAGGGTTTGAGTTTGGTCCTGGCATTAGAATGTCAGCACCAAAAACACTATTGTTTATTGAACAGAATAACTTATCGTTCTCCTTATTACCTACTTCGTATCCACTAGCACTCTTGATAGGAACAGTATCCTTTACATTATAACCACGTATAAACAATTGTGTATCTGTACTTACACCAATAGTCTTCTGGACATCAAGTGACTCCCAGTTTACATTCTCAACCTTATTGAAATTCTTCTTAGGTGGTACAATAGAAGTAATATAACCTTTATCATCCTTGATGAATGCTGCAGGTTTGAATCCATCAGCCTCTAAACCTATAGCACCAAAGTTTGAGTTAGAGTTAGTAAGAGATATATCACCACCAGATGCAACAGAGAACTGACGACCATAACCAACAGCAAATGTTGATACTACCTGTAGTACAGCTTCATTTGTTGCTCTAATATGGAATGATTCCCAATCTGGTTTATATCTTGCTAGACCATCAGTATGTAATGTTACTGAAGTACCTAGTGTTGCTTGATCCTGCCAAGAACCAGAGGTAGAATTATATTTTACGAATGCATTATCATCTTTCTGTAGTCCAATACCTGTGTACTGAGCACAGACCATGGATTTGAATCCTGTTGACTTGCTACCATCAGCAAGCATACCACACATACCATAAACTGATCTCAATGAGCAGTTGAATATGTAAGGTGATGCAGAAGTTACACTATCACTCTCAACTATAACTGTTGGAGATAAACCAGTCAGCGATGGAGTCGCTGTAGATGTAGGAATCGCTGGTAAATTATAGGTGAAAGAAGTAGTACTTAGTACCTGTGCTACAACATGACTACCATCATATTCAGTGTTACTAACACCATTGATAATAACAGGAGTATCAACGTTTAGATTATGCTCTGTCTTTGTTATAACAGTAACTACCGAAGTCGCTGAGACAGCACTCGGATTAACACCTGAGTAGATGTCATCAATTTCCAGATCACCCAACCTAGAAACCGCACCAACAATCCTCGATTCGTCGATGACCTTTTGGAAGTCCTTATTAGCAGGGTAGTCAGGAAGTGCTCTACCACTATTAGTACCGTAAGCAAGCGTAAGCTTAGCATAGTACATATCGAGGTCTGTGTTCCCCTTCCCCTCAATCGTGTTCTGACCATCAGCAAACTCAAAACATGTTAACTTATGGTGAGAGTAGTTAGGAGCATATACGTTATTAGTATAGTCTTTGAAAACCCTATCTGCTGGATCACCGTCAAATAAACTAAAATTAAAGAAGAAACAACCACCAGTTACTTTGAATATGGCAGCGTTTGCAATACTATCATTATCTGGTTGAGGAATATACTTTGGCTTTATCTTAGTCTTTCTAAGATCTGAACCAATAATAGATGTACCACGAGGTAATATTACACCACCAGTAACTGAGTTGAAGTGATATAATACATTATCTGGATCTTGTATATCAAATTTCGTACCAATAGAGAATTCACCTATGGTTGCTGCACTACCACTAGCATCTGTTATATTACCACTATCATCAATTGTTAGACCTGGACGGTTATCAATATAATGTGTCCCTGGAGACACCATAATACTAGTCTTATCAAACTTATCGTTATCTTTACCTAACTGATATGAAAACCGAGCAGACTCAATCAGTGCTCTCTGAATAGTTTTAAATGGACGAGTTCTGGAGTTACCAGTATTACTAACGTCATCAGTTGCATCAAGTTCCTCAGGGTTGACGTATATTACGTTACCCTGAACATTCTTGAGGAAATTTTCAAGTCTACTTAATGGCATTGCCTATTTTACCGTATACCAGTCCTTCAAGTTATTTATAGGAACTAAATTCGTGGTATTCGCTGAACTAACGGCATAACATCAGATTCAACCTTTTCAACTATCTGATCAACTATGCTTACATCCAAGTCCATAAAGGGAGGAATTATACCTAGTATCCTCAATAACCCATCAACAAATAATGCAAGACATATGAATCCAAGAACCATACTAATAATAGTTGCCTTGAAGTTATGTTCTGCCATAGATGCTTCATCAATTGCTCTTGCCTCATCAAGAGCAGCAGCAACCATAGCATCAACTTCTGCTTTAGTATAAAAATCTCCTAAGAATGGTATATCGTGTCTATCAGGGCTCATCTCCTTTATTCGGTATATTCTATATCTAGAAGGTCTTCTGCCTCCCGTGTGACTTTCAATACATTCATGAACTCCTCTGGAGTATCACATTTTATCTTCTGTTTGGATCCATCAGACCCAACCAACTCGAAAGTCCTTGCTGCTACGTCAACGTTTACACTGTCAACGTACTCTTGATCGAATGTCATAGGAATGTGTAGATACATGGCTATTATAGCATATGTAGCTAGATATCGCAATCCCCTGTTACATATCCTTTAGGTCCCTTAGGATGAGCACACACTTGGTAGTAAGCATTGATGGGACCACCAGCACCATTTCTTATGATAACCTTTGCACCATACTGAACAGCATCTACAAATAGTTCTTGGTATACTCCAATAGGTGTTAGTTGTACTGTAATAGTTTCTGGGTCAGCACTACCTCTCCAAGTCTCAGGTAACTCAATGATACCATCAACCTTTACAATTCCGCTTGCTTCCATAATCTTGTAGATTTTCTAATATTATAGCACAAATTATACCTTGTGCCAAGCTTCAGGTATATATCCAAACCTATTTTCAAAATCTTTGTATATATTATAAAATCTTTTCTTACCTATATCCAATAACTCTGGTTCCAAAGGTCGTGTATCAGACCACTGATCTTTCAATCCTTTATACCTAGGTGCTTTTGGACCTAATTCTGGCCAATAAACATTATCATGTATTTTATTAATCTTACAACCTAAAAATTTTTCAACAGGTTCAACTTTCCCATCAAAAAATTCTTCCATTATAATTACATAAGTATCTGGAAATATAGATTGAAATTTATCAAATACTTTAGTATAGTATGATTCCAACCTCAATTTTATCTCACGTCCGTCAAGTTCTCTTCCAACAAATGCTAATCCTGGATCATTAGGTGTCATACGATGACATTGTGACCACCATCTACGAATAGGATCTCTAAAAATAATCAAAACTTTTATATCAAAATAATCCTTTAGTACTTCAAATTTTTGTAAATTTATCTTATTATTTTTAGTAGAAAAATCAGCAACCATCGGATAGTCTGGATTTCTTTCAGACAACTTCTGATAATATCTTACATACTTCTCTAAAGTAAACTCAGGAGAAAAGAACTCATCTATTTCCTCTTCAGTCCAATCACCAGGATCTAAGTAAAGTTCATTCTTATAATACTCATTAGTCTTTTGATATAATGGTCTATCATAAAACTTTCTTCTTATATTTTTAATCTCACTTGTATTTCTATCACGGTTAGCTAAAAGATAAAGATAATGATGCTCTTTATGATGTCCTGTATGACAAATCTTATTATCATGAGAAAGTGTATACCATAAAGGAGTAGTGGCAGAAAACATCGTGCCACCACCCAATACTAAAGTCGGTTTCACTTAGATAATCTAGACCATATAGGATCATTATATTCTGGATCAGGATAATCTTGCCAAGTCTCACCCTCATACTCTACAACTAATGGATTCACATCCTTACGTTCTGCATATACATGATAAAAACAATCCTTTACTCCTTCAAGGAGTATCATCTCATCATCCCATTCCTTTACTACAATATTCTGTATTGGTCCTGACCCTATTGCTTGAGTCTGAACAGTTATACTATCAATATGTACTAAGTCTCTCCAATAATCTGGTAATGTAATATAATTCTCTTGAGTTCTACCTCTAAAATATACACCAACCTCTGGTCCCTCAATACAAGCATACCTCAGTCTGTGACCTTCACCCTTGCTAGGATGAACCATATCAAATGGTTTTGGCTTTGAGTCTGCAACTGCATGTCTTTCTTCTAATCTACCAGTAGAAAGACAATCTACTGTGCTACTTACATAGACCTTACCTTCAATGTAACAATCACCTGTAATATGAACATGATCTGGACCTTGCTCACCCCTAATAGCAACATCACCATCAATATCTAATGCACGACCTGCTACACCAGGACTAAAATCACCAAGGTCAGTGCCAAGATTAGTAACTCCCTTAGCAAACCCACCTTCATGTTTACCAATAAAAGCAGGTCCAGTAGAACATAACGTACCATTGAAAGGTGCATCACCATTCAATGTCTCTGTTGCTTGGTCTAATTTGTTTGGTATCTCTTGACCAATGTAGACCTTACCTGTTTCAATGTCTCTAATACCTGCCATACTATCCTTTTAGTGGTTTTACATGTGTATCAATGAACTCTCTAAGTGCGTCTGGAACTAACTTAGATCTTGGTTCATGCATTCTAACTGTACGACCTACTATAACATTCCATCCTTCAGAATGCAATATCATGTCGTTTTTGGCATCTAATGTAACATTCTCTGAAGTAACTGTGATCGCTTTATCTGCATCAAGTTTGATATTCTTTGAAGCTTTCAGGTTTATAGAACCACTTTGGTTCCAAGGTTTTTCAAGACCTCTCCTATTCTTTGCTCTCATCTGAATATCATTTGCTGTTACAGCAAACGTACCCTCACAATCTATTATAATACCACCCTTAGAATGTATAATAAGGGGTGCATCTTCAACCAATTGCATAATCTGAGAACCTTGAATACCACTCTCATCAGGAGTAGATCTCAATTCAAATCCACCATCATGAAATAATCTCAATGATGCTGCAGGACCACCAGACTCACAATTACCACCTTGGATACTAACATCTGCTTTTCTAACAGTCTTCTTATCCTCTGGAGCACCAGTAGTCTCCTCTTCCTCAGGATGTTCCCTACCAATTCTAAAGATACCATCCTCAGGATGTTGTATTATAATAGGAGGTACTCTACCACTTTTCTTAGCAGCATCAAGTTGCTCAGATGCAGAAGGTTGACCACCTGGACCCCATTCATTCTCTTCTCTTTCTATTGCACCAGCAGATGAAGTCATTTAGTAAATCCTCGCACAGTCGATAACCCTAACAAGGGTAGCAGTAGCAGGTATAGCAGCCACTGTTTCTTCATAAGTCTTCCTTTCAGTAAACTTAGTAATAGGTCTTATTATAGCACCAAAACCTTTACCAGTAGGATCCTTGATAGTCAACTTAGGAATGTCTGTAAGACCAAGTTCACATTGACCAGACACACCAACAAGTCTACCATTCTCAATGGTAGGTGTTAGTTGACACCCACTAGGTGTAGTAATGGTTGTCTCTGGAGAATATCCCCCACCAGTTGATACTACTTCTGCACCATCAATAACACCTATAACATCAACACCTTCATCAGTTGAAGTTGCTGTTTCAGGTCCAAGATAGCCACTACCAGGATTTGTTATAACAACATTCTCCACTTCTCCTGTTATTGGATTTATAACAGCATGTCCAGTAGCACCTGCACCCCTATTACAATCATCAAATATACTAACATAAGGTGGAGCTGTAAATCCTAGACCAAGTGATTCCATATTTACACCAACAACCTTACCAGTTTCATTGATAACTGCATTTGCAACAGCACCAAATCCACCACCACCAAAAATTTCAATCCTAGGAGGTCCACATTTCTTCTGGTATGGGTTACATCCACCAACAAGAGATTCCATATTACCAATAGAACTTACTGATCCCTTTATACCTAGTACAGTGTTTATTGCACCACTCACTGCTCCTATACCAGGGAACATTCCTTTCACAATACCCTCAATTCCTTGACCACTAAGAATACCAGTAGCAGTGCTAAGAACATTATTCAGATTCATTATACTCTTAGGATCTGGACCAATATTAGTAATGAAATCATATGGTTGTGGATCACATTCGTTCTCTTCACAAGAAAGGAATGCTAAACCAACCTGAGCCAACTCCATTGCTTTCTCAATCAATCCCATGAAAGAAGGAATTGTTATACCTGCAAGTTGACCAATAGCAGCAGTAAATGGTGCTATAAGTCCTTGAATCTTATCTGCAATATCACTAAGTAAACCACCAAGGAAACTTTCTGCAGCACAAAGTGGCATACTCAATAACTTCCCAAGCAATTCTTTCAAAAAGTTCTTGATCATATTCTGAAGTCCTTTCAGAAAATTCTCAATCAAACAAAAAATAGTATCTTGTTCTTTCTTTACTTCTAATTCTTTTATAAGATTTTCTGGATCTAAGAAAGTAAGAGCATTCTCAACTCCTTCATTTACAGTCTTGAACAGTTCTGTTCTTGCTTTTCTTACTATACCAGATATTGCACCATCAAGTTCTCTTGCTGCTTTATCAACCATCTTATCCATATTGACAAGAGTGCCAAGGATAGGATCAACATAACCATCCTTAACCTTCTCAAGTCTATTGACACCATCAAGAAATGTTTGGAGAATTTTAGTTGTCTCTCCACCCATACCAGCAGGTTTAGTACACTCTGCATCCGCTTGTTCAATCTTTTCTGCCTTATTATCCTGATACTTATTCATGGTGCTAGTCTTCACCAAATCCTGATTCAGGACTTGACTATTACTATCCGTAACACCACCAGGATCTGCAGGTTTATTCTCAGATGGTGTAATAGGTCTTATGTGTTTTCCATACTGTATTTCTTCATCATATCTAACAGGATAGAATCCAGTAGTGGCCTTATCTAATACCTCTGCAAATTCTGTGAATCCAAGAGCACCTTCATTAGCATAAAAACATCCAAGAACCACTGGTTGCTGACCTTCTTCCCCATCAAGGAAGAATCCAAAAACCATCTCACCACCTTGCAGTGCAAAACTTGTACCACCATAATTATTACCTGCACCAAACTGAGGTGATACTAAGAAATGAGCCCATGGTAGGTTCACATCATCTATACCACCTTCTTCTTCATTCTCACCAGGATGATATCCTAATATTCTTACCTTAGCTCTATAACCATTCTGAAAATTTTGATTATTTTTAGTACGCCATGTGGGATCTGGGGCTACCTGTCCAATGAACCAGTGAAACCCATCCTTACCTGCAAATTCTATTGGCACATGGCGTGAATCAAGCATTATTCGTCGTATACCCTACATTCTAATGCATCTGGATGATTGTCACAATAGACTTCAAGTTTTGAATCCTGATGTCTTGTATGCCAATCATTTATTGTAGCACCACCTTCATTTTCTTCATCCTCTGTATGATCATGAAATGCATCATTATGCATTTTTAAATCTTCTTCAGAATATTCAATCATACCATGATTAACATGTTCTTTATGATCCTTTGGATCAATATAAACCTCATGGTTTAGATCGTGTTCTGGAACTTTAGTAGTCATGTTAGGTTGCTTTCGAAGTGTCTCTTACAAGTGCGAGTCCAGTAAAATCTCCTTTAGGATTGCCAAATACATGGGACAATCTAACAATAAGATACTTACCTGAATCAGGGTTGTTCTCAGTATCTTTATTACTCTTATTTAGAGCAGGGAACTTGACATTCAAGCTATCACCTACTCTTAAAGATATGTTCATAGGAACTGTAATATTCAAGACCTGAGAAAATAGTGACGCATATCTAGCATTAGAATGTGCTTGATATCTAGCTTGATCTTGTGGTGTATCTAATTCTTCACCTTCTGGTGGAGGAGAAAAAGTAGCCATATCAAGAGTACCTAGTATAATTCTAGAATACTGTGAAGCAAAATCTGCTTGAGGAATTACCTCATCTTCATTTGCTTTTTCCATCTGCGTACTATCTTGGTAATTATACTCCGAGAAGTATGGGTTTCTATCTATTATGTTGAAATACCAATTAGCAGTTCTATATTGACCTGCCCTAAGTTTCTTCAAAATATCATGACTTTCTTCCCACTGTGGATTAGCAGCTAGAGTATAATTAGTCTCTGGATCAAGAGACTCCTTGACTGCTCTCATTACATACTCTACTCCATCCTCTTCACTAATACCCTTTTCTAATAGAGTATCAACAGATTTAAAATGATATCCATCATAATTCTCAAAGAAGAAATATCCTCCAGTTCCTTTTTCCTGTGATGTAGCATCAGCACTAGCAGGAATTGCTTTTGGACATAATTTAGTAATCACCTTGAAAGGTCTTCTAAAATTACCAGTAAACCTAGATTCATTCTGAGTCTCTTCAACATCCATACGATCCTCTGAAACTTCCATCGTTTCCTTGAGAATCTTCTTTACTGACTCAGATATCTTACCCTCATACCTTGTCCAACATCTTGTAGTATGATTAGATATAGAACTCTTAGTCTCTAATGTAAGAGTATACAGTTCTCTCTTATTATCAATCGAATTCTGACTAATATTAGTAATGTATAAATCATCAATCGCCCAAGGTTCATCAGAACTAGGATGTTTTATCTCTACTTTTGCCTTTATTCCACTTACAATAGGTATATGACTCTTGAAACCTGTAGTATCAACAATCATTACCTCCATATGAATAGCAGCATCAATAATATCCTCATAATATCTCAATATTCCAAACTGAGGTATCATATCATAACCATCAATTTCGAACTTAGTCACCTGATGACCCCTTGTCCAAATTTTATTTTGTCCGTCGGCCATCTTATACAGTCATTAGAGATGTCATTTGAGCATATTTAGCTGCAGAATGGAATGGATTCGCTGCTATAACTCGTGTACCACCACCTGAAGATGCTGGTGCTTGTTGTACTATAGTGTCACCTTGTTGATTCACCAGTACTATATTTTGCGATCCTCCAAACTTACCATGAGGAACAATATATCCATCTTGTTCAGGTACAAATAACTCCTCACCAATCTCACCAACAACATATGGTCTACCTGCTGAAACGTTACCACCACTTGCCTTTCCTTTTGGTAATAACCTTTGTGGACCTAGCTGCATACCAGACTCACCACCTACCTGAACAGTACCATCTCCTGAAACATATCTCTTTTTGATTACCTTCGTAGTAGATTGATTTGCTCTCTTTATCAGAGGAGAATTGATTCTCTTAAGAATAAGGTCTAAAGCATTTACCTCGTTTTGAGCTTCTAATATTTGCCTTTCTGCTTCCCAATCATATTCTCTAAGTCTTCTACCAATATTCATAAGATCTCTCCAGATCTTTTTCATTTGACCTACCTGGAACCAATTGGTTCTTATTAGATTCAACTTACCTGGAGGACTAGCAACTATTGGAGCACCTTGTCTTATAATTTCTACACTTATTGGTTTAACATTGATTACCTGCTGAGAAGCTGGTTTGCCAAGGTTAAAAATTTTCATTATTAATGGATATTTTCTAGCAACTCTAGCAGCATTAGCCCATGCAGCAATATCTCCAATAATTGCATCAAAAGGTATTACATTGAATAAAATTGCAAGTGCTACAGCTCCAATAAGATCACCATATGGAATACTAAAAGGAACTTTTGGAGCAAGAGGAGTACTTGGTACAAATTCTTTACCCTCATCTTTCTCACCAGGTTTTCTACCAGTAAGTAATAAGAAAGGTGAATTTACATTCTCAAGTAAAGCTAAAATATCATCAAACTTATCAAGTGAATGTGAGAAAGAAGTTTTAGTTTGTTCTAAAGCAATACCTGCTACTTCTTGCTGCCTTCTATTAGCACCAGTAAGGAAATCTGCTATATTAGAACCTATACCTGATCCTATTATACTACCACCTACACCACCAATAAATCCACCAATAGCTGCTCCTGGAGCAGCACCTACTCCACCAAATAATGCACCAATTGATCCACCAACAATAGCACCTGCTTTTGCACCTGCAGCACCACCTACTAATGCACCTGCTAGTCCACCACCTGCACCAACAGTAGCTTGAGTAAGGTTTTGACCTTCTCCTAATCTAGTACCAAAATCTAACGCAGTAAATGCAACAGCAAGTGGACCTACCCTTGGAGCACCTCTAAGACCACCAGCACCTCTAGTTACTTGTGAACCACGGAAAGGTAATCTAAATCTAGGTCTACCACCTTGAGTTACTCTTGGTCCTCCACTAGGTCTACGAGGTCCACCAAATCCACGAGGTCCACCACGACCACGAGGAAAAAATCTTCTAGTAATACCACCTAAAATCCTACCACCAATAAGACCTTCTAATATACCAAAAGCCCCACCTGATTTTTCATTAGATGCATTCTCTACAGATCTGAGAGTTATTCTTCTCTTTTCAACTAATTCCTTTCTAAGTTTAAGAGATTGTGCTTCAAGTCTTCTTTCAATCCTATAGCTAGTCCTCAAGTCACCTAACAATCTAGTAGATGATCTAACTGTCTTATTTGATACTAGTGCTAATCTACTCATGTAAATGCAGCATAAGTTTTAAGTGAAACAGCATAATCAAACTTATCAAATGCTCCACCAGAATTAACATACTTAGTAGCAACCCAAGGACTACCAGTTGCACCCTGACCTGTTGGTGGAGGTGGTAATACCTTTTGCTGTCCTTGATTATCAGTGGTAATAATATTAGTTGTACCACTCTTATCTTTCTGCCAAGGCCAACGGAAAGGTTTTCTCTTGATATCTGGTACTTCTACTTCTTTATCACCAGTATCAATCAAATCAAACCCTCTTGACAAATCCTCTGGTTCAAATTTATTTCCTATTGATTCATAATTATTAAATGCACCACTGAGTGCTTGAAGATTATTAGACTCTGAAATAAACTCATTCCTCCTAGTATCACCCAAAGAAATTCTCATTCCATCAAGACTACTAGAAGCAATAAGAACATCTTGTTCTAAACCAATAAGCTCACTACTGAACATCTTATTGAATGTATTGATGTTTTCATCACCAGTATTTGCACTAGAAACTTTTTCTTCTTCAGGAGGAATAATAATTTGTTGAGAAGTTTCATCTCCTACAACAGTATTAGTATCTTTTGACCGATCTTCTTCCTCCTTTACAGCAGCAGCCGAGTCTACCTCCATATTAGGCATTTGTACATCAGCACCTCCAAGTTGTTCATTTATTGCATCTTGTGCAACCCCCTTCTTACCTGGTGCTGTCTGTCCTGTTTTTGGGTTTATACCAGAACCCATAGCAAGCAATATCCTCTCAAATCTATTCAGTTGACCTCTAAATCTATCAGTATCACTTCTATTAAGAATTGGAGTATTGACTTGTGTTTGAGTAAGACCTGATCTTCTCTGATCAGCATTTGCTTGCTGTGCTCCACCCATCAACAAAGCAGCAGCAAGACCAGCAATAGGCAATGCCCATCCCCATTTACCTCCACCTGCTCTGGGTGTACCAGCACCACCAGTAACTCCTGGTACTCTTCCTCTTCCCCTTCCACCAACTCCTAAACCTAATAGTGCAGCAACACCAGTTGCAATCTCAGGAAGAAAACTTCCAAGAGCTAATCCAAAATTACTTGTAGCAGTATCTACATCACCATCTTTTGCTGCAAGAAGTCCAGAAACTCCAGCAAAAATTCCAAAATCTCTACGTAAATTAAATAAAGAACCTGCTCTTATAGAATCTAAATTATCTGAATCTTTCTTTAGTAATTTCTTTTCTTCATCAAAATATTTACGTCTTGCTCTTATATCACGTCGAATTTCAGCCTGCATGACTGTCATATTATTGTTCAATCTCTCAAATTGAAGAATAATACGACCAAATTGTCTTGCTTCACTTCCCCTAGAAATCTCTAACTTCGCATTATCTTCACTACGCTGAAGTAATTTATCATAGGCACGTTCCATCCTACGTTCCACTGGAATCATAGGTGTTTGAGATTCTGCTGTACTACCAGGAGTTGGCATTTGCTGCTTCTGCTTGTTGTGCTTCTAGTTTTTGTTTTTCTAGATATTTTACGAGATAATTTACATAAATTTCCTTTTCCCAAGGAATCAAACTTTCAATATCACCAAGACTCCACTTATGGTATTGCATCAATGAGAAATTAGTTTCTAACATTGAATCAATAGTCACATGATACATCATTATGCGAAAAAATTTGCTAATCCCTCAATTAGAACTTCAGATTCAACCTCAGTGTTAGGATTAGTAACTGTACCCTTATACTGTAATTTTGGCATTGTCTCAAAGAATTTTTCAATCTCTTGGAATTGAGCAGAATTCAACTGTTCAATAAACTTGATTAATTCTTTCTTAGTACAATCACTTGCAGACCAGGCTTCATCAGCATTATAAATTGTGTCTATAGAATCAGCAACGGCATCAAATGCCTTTTCAATTCTTTGACCACCAGTTTCATCAGTTCCCGTAGGGAAATTATTATCAATAAACTGCTGTAAAGATGGATACTTCAACTTCATAAGAAGACCGTCACCAAGATCAACTGTTTCACAATGACCGTCAGGAACATGAAGTACAATATCAGAAAGAGCAATAGTTAATGGAACTTTTGTTTCATTGTCATCTTGACAAGTAACAACTAAGTCAACCGTTTCTCCTACAGATTTTCCTCTAATATTCAAAAACAAATATTCTAAATCAAAACTAGGGAGTTCATCAACTTTGATACCACGAGTGATAATACAAGATTTTAATACTTCTTTTATCGTAGCAGCGATATCTTTTTCATTACCATTCTCCAAAGCAATCAATAAAACCTTTTCCTCTTTTACGAGAAATGGTCTATATTTTACAGGTTTGGATGAAGACAGTAAGTTTAGTTCAAATGTAGGTGCAGTGACCTTAGGTAATGGCATAGTAATTCACTTCAGTAGCTTTATTTAGCGGGTTATTTAGGCAATAGCATTTCTGATATTATCTTTAGTTTTATCAGATGTTTTAAGAATTGGTCCAACTCTAGAAGTACGATCAATATAATAATAATCATACTTGAATGTCACAGAAGTTTTTATCAACTCTGCTTGACCAAATGCTAATGGTGCAGCAACTATATTGATAGGAAAAGCCTGCTGGAGATAATATGTGATACTACTAGGATCCCTTACCTGATAAGGGTTTGGTTTTCCTAATACATCAAGAGGAGAAGTAGTTGCTTTACTAAAAGCAGTTATCTCCATATCAATCTTATATTCCTCAGGATACCTCAACTTCCTAAAAGAGTTTACTATTTTTCTAGCAGAACTGTTGCTTCCATGGGATCCACCTTGAATTCCAGTAGGTGAAATAAACTCCATCCAATTGTTGAATACTTCATTAGTATAGTAATCTGTTTGAGAATACCATGTTAGCACAACTTCAGGATAAGTTCTATAAGTAGCATAAGTTTGTTCTACACCTTGCCTCAAACCTTTTATCCTAGAAGTCTGAAGTGTAGATCCAGGTAAAACCGCTTCAGAACAAAATAATGCTAAGTAATCTCCTGCATTGGTACTAGTACCTTTCTTATTATAAAATCCACCTTGATTGATATAATTCCTCAGTTTACCACCACTTCCAGCAGAGAAATTCATCCATACATCATAATTATTATTGAACGCAGGAGTAAGATTCCCAAACTTAGTTGATGTTTCATACAACTCAGCAGTTGGGAGATAATATCTCTTAGTTGCTATTGCGTTAGGACCTGCCATCTAAATATAAAACGTGTAGCTTATATACTATGTATGTCATATAAAGGGAAGTTTAGACCAAAGAACCGTAAAAAGTACAATGGTAACCCAAGTGAGATAATTTATAGGTCTTCTTGGGAACTAAAATTCATGAATTACTGTGATAATAACAATAAGATTGTAAAATGGTCTTCTGAGGAAATTGTTATACCTTATAGATGTCCTACTGATAATAAAATCCATAGGTACTTCCCAGATTTTTATATAAAATATAAAGATGTGAAAGGTAAATTACATGAAAAGGTAATTGAGGTAAAACCTGCAAAACAAGTGAAAGAACCTAAGATACAAAAAAGAAGAACAAAAAAATACTTGGCAGAAGTATTCACCTATGCCAAAAACATGGCAAAATGGGAAGCTGCAGAAGACTTCTGTAAAGACAGGAGTTGGGAGTTCCAAATACTAACGGAGAAAGAACTTGGAGTATAGGAACACTTTTCCTAAATCAACAACCACAGGTACAGCCACACCTGGACATCTGGTGATGTTCCAGTATGGTGCAAAAACTGCTGAGAAATTGAGGTATTATGATAGAAATCCTCTATGTTATGTCACAGCATCACAAGGACCAGCATTTTGGGGTGTAAATCTACATTATTACGCACCAGACGAGCGAGAAATGATCATGGAATGGTGTGATGAAGCTAATCCAGCAGAATTGCCTAGGGGATACCATAAATACCTAAGATCCTATGTCGATACACTGTTCTTGGATATAGCAATGGAAGAATGGGAAACTGCCTTCAATTTACCTGTTGAAGAATTCATTAGAGACCTCGGAAGCATTGAGATCAATGTCAGTAAAGCGAGGGTATGGCAATGAGTTATGAAACTGAGCCAATAGGACCATTTGAAGATGGTGCAACTACAAAAGTAATATCATATAAAGTTAATGGTGTTCAATATCACGAGAAAATATCTATTGACCTTCAAAATGCTGATTTTGGAACATCTAAAGGTATTACACGTGCTACAAGTATTATTGTTCCTGATGTTGCGAATGGAGGATACAATAGCGTATATACAGTGACTGAAGTTGATCCAGATAGTGCAGAAGGAAAAATAATTCTAAATGATCAATCTGGTGCTAGAGGAAATGCATATCTTAGTGCATTCCAAGATAGTGGTGGTATATTTGATAGGGCAGCACAAGAAAATCAAACTGTTAATGTAGAGAATGCATTACGTGAATCAGGAATGCTCGATGAAGCCAAAGGTACTTCAAGTTTTAATCAATCATCTTTTCCAACACATTCTGCAACTGCAAACGTATCAGATGAAGGAAAACCTACTGTAACTGATGCTAAACCAAGACCTAGAGATGCTTCAATGGAAATGGGGAGTATGGGTAATCTCAAATACCCTGTAGATGCCCTATATGGAAATGGTGAACAAGATCATCTTTTAATAGAAGCGTTTAGATACCAAGCACCTCAAGCAGGAAATATATCACAAAATCAAAAAACCAAATCTGGTGCTTATAGCGGTGCTCTGTCTGCTATAACAGGATTGAAAAGAGGAAGTAATATACGTAATACAAAGGGAGTAGAACAAAGCGAAGGACACTGCAGATTACCAATACCTAATAAACTAGGAGTAAGTAATGGTGTAGGTTGGGGTGAAGGTAGAGCAAATGCTGTTGAAGCAGGTGCTTTCTTTCAAGCGATGGGTCAAGCACAAACATTCTTAGGTCAAAATGGTCCAGAAGGACAATGGGATGTTGCAGGTGCTGTACAGGATGCTTTTGGTGCAACTACAACTGTAATAGACCAATTAGGTCAAGATCTTGATAGTCAAGGACAAACTGGTACAGTACTATCTGCTATGATGGCAAAACTAGCATTGAGTAGACTAAACATCAATGTTGATCCTGCTCAATTTATTACTAGATCAACAGCACAAGCAGTCAACCCAAACCTAGAATTACTATTCAGTGGTCCCAAACTAAGGAACTTTACATTTGCCTTCCAATTTGCACCAAATAGTAGGTCTGATTCAGCAATGGTAAGAAAAATAATAAGATGGTTCAAAATGGGAATGGCTCCTACCTTGGAATCTGAGCAAAGCATATTTCTTGGTTCACCAAGAGTCTTTAGACTGAAATATATGAATGGCAATCGAAGAATCAAAGGTTTGAACTTATTCAAGATATGTGCATTAACTGCATGTGAACTTGACATGTCTCCAGAAGGAATGTATCAGGCATATGATGATAGCAATGCAGTATCAATGCCAGCAAGAATAAATATGGCATTATCATTCACTGAACTTACACCTATACTTGAAAATGATTACCACGGTAATGTAGACAAAAACAACGCTAGTTTCGCTGATCTAGGTCTAACTGGAGCAAGTGCAATTGGTGGAGATGACATAGGATTCTAATGGCTTATTTCGACTTATTTCCCAACGTTCTATTACCGTCACATTCGGATAAAAGAACTTCTAATAGAGATTTTGTTGCATCAAAAAACCTCTTCAAGAGAGGTGCAATTAGAAATGACTTTTTTGAAAATGCAGTTGCTTTCGAAAAATATAATGTTGTAGGTGATGATAGACCTGATAATGTAGCAAGTGAAATATATGACGATCCAGAATTAGATTGGGTTGTTCTACTGTCTAATAATATAATCAATGTGAGAGATGAATGGCCAATGAGTCAATATGACTTCCAGAGATATCTCGACAATAAGTATGATAAAGTTCAACTAGGTCAAATTCATCATTATGAGACTGTAGAAATACTAAATCCACTGGGACTCAGAATATTAGAAGCAGGATTAAAGGTAGATGAAAGTTTTGAATATAAGTACTCATTCGAAGGAACAAACTACACTGTAAGTGATGTGACCTCTGTCACCAATTATCAATATGAAATAGACAAAAATGATGCAAAAAGAAACATCTATGTATTGAGAAAAAGTTACTTACCAATGATAATGGAAGATATGAGAGATATTATGACCTATGAAGATAGTTCACAATATATCAATAAGAGAACTAAAAAAGGATCAGATATTAGGCACGAATAGTATGATGTGGGTTTCCTTCATTATGAGGTGTATCCCATACTAAAGTAATTCTATCAATATCACCTATATTATGTGCTCCGTGTGGTACTTTATTGTAAAACCAAAAGAAAGTACCAGGTTCCACTATCATCTCCTCATCCCCTACAGTGTAGTGATACCTTCCCTGTAGAGATAAGTGGTATCTGTCTTTAGTAAGATAATATGTCCCTTCATCAATATGCTTACCAACCCGTCCATCAGGTTGTAACTTGAAAAATGCTGCTCTAGCAGTTTTTTGGATATTCCACTCTTTCCAGAATTTATGCACTTCTGTGAAATGTGAGTATAATACGGTATTTCCCAATCCTTCGGTATTTTTCGGATTTTCGCCTTTTTTGATTTTTGCCATAGTTAGTGGTAAAAATCCATATGGGTTCTTTTTGCCTCCAATACCAGTTTGCTGAGAAACCCATTTCCAGTGTTTTGGTTGAATTTGCTCTAAAAATGGTTTTGGGTCAATTCCCGTTTTTATGATTTTGATGTTTTTCATTAAAAACCTTAAGGGCAAAAAAAGTGCTGAGTTTTTTTTCCCGAATATTTGAAACTAAAAGTCGAATTTCCCTCAGTTATAATGGATTCCTATATGGTAGGCAATCGAAACCCTGTCCTCTTTTGATCTATTGATGTCAACGTAGTGGATTAGATTACTGTTGAAGAACACACCTCTATTCGGTTGAGGGTGGAAGTACATAGCATTATAATCTTGCTTCTGTGCTATCGTACACGTATTCATAAACCTATTATAGAATGGGTTCATCACTATAAGATCACCTGCATCAGGTTCTGCCTTCAACCACAGTGCTCCACTAAACTCACCAACTGTATGATGATGCATCATATTAGATGCACCTGGTGGATTTATATTACAAAAGAACCTAGTAAAATCTAACCAATATGGTTCTTCTATACAATAATGCTTGATATATTTTCTAAACTCTCTTTCAATTACATTCTTGATTGGATGATCTAATTGTTTCTGCCACCCACCTTTGTTAGAGTTACCATCAGACTCTGGGTATTGATCTCTTAGTTTATAGACATAAGATAAAGCAGAGTCTACGACAGATTGATCTCCATCGTAGACTCCAATGGTCTCTTCAAATGAGACGTACTCCATTACTCTTCCGCTAAACGCTGAAAGTATTTTAGAGCATCATCATCATCTGCTCCTGCAGCAACTGCTACTGGTTCAGGTTTTGCAGTAACTATCTCTTCTTCCTCATCAGCAACCTCAGGTGCTACCTTTGGACGAGAAGCATTCAAAACACTATTCAAACGCTTTTCTAGATCCTGATAGGACTTGAACTGATCTGGTGCAGTGAACTCTTCTAGTGAGTACTGCTTCTTCCACAATGCTTCAAGAGCATCGTCATCATCTAGTAAAGGACCAGATGCAGCAAACTCAGAGGAATCATAGTTCCTATAACCTGCTACGTTCTTTGCCTTCAACTTGAAGTTAGCACCTTGCCAGAAATCAAATGGATCAATTGCAGTCTCATCCTCAAACTCAGGTTGCATTGCTGCAGTGATCTTATCAAAGATCTTCTTGCCAAACTTGTACAAGAATACTTTACCTTCGTTCTGTGGATTAGTTGGATCCTTTACAACATAGATGTTGCTGATGTAACTAAGCTTACGCTTCTGCTTACGTGCAAGATCTTTATCGGCATCGTTCCCACTGTTCCAGAGTAGTCTGTTGTACTCAGAGACAGGATCTTTACCACCAAGAGTAGTAAGACTGTTCTCAATGTACCAACCACCAGGTCCTTGGAAAGCATGTGACCATACTTTTGCCCATGGTAGTTCTTCCTTGTCTGGAGCAGGAAGGAATCT